TCATGTACCGAGTTAATTGGCGACTTGCCAACGCGCATCGCGCACCATGCGTCAACGGTAGCGCAGCAATCATTGACGCCCCATTGGAATCGTTCGGTAAGCGCACCTCGCATAAACTCGGAGAGCAGCCTGTCTTTATCGCTACCGCGGTCCATCCTAAAAATCCGGATAGGTGAAATTTTTAAACGTTAGCGATTTTGTAAACTCAAGCCCTTTGTCGGTCGGTGAGCGGCGTTTTTGATCGGCGTCCGTATACCTGCCGTTCTTTGGTTTGGACCGAAAATAGAAAGCGTTTTCGGCTACTATTGAAATTGTTTGAATCGAACCTTCGGTGTCAGTAGCTGGCGTCCTGGAAATGCTTGGCGGCTGCATAAACCCGTAAAAAATGCCGATAGGCGGCGCGTCAGGTTGCCAGTTTTCATCAAAAAATTGCAGGTAAACCGTCATTAGTCGCTGCGAAACTTGCGTGGTGGTGTTAATCGCATTGGCAAGAAATGGTAGCGCATCGTCCGGCAATCCGTTTAGCGAAACTGTTACATTTTCCGACGCGCCTGTCCCCGTAAAGCCTAGCCCGTCAATGGATCCGGCGCCGAACATTGGAAGCCACGTTTGCCCGCCGGTTATTAGCGGCGTGTAGCCGTTCCAGGCGTAAGCCGTATCGCCGTCAAACTCAAATTTGACTAAAGGCGCAACGCGCACCTCCTTAGCCGCAAGCCGAGCAATCTCGTCAGCGCTAAAAAATGCCATTTGTATTCCCTTGCAAACTAAGTAGAGAAGTCCTCAACAAACCTTACGGTTGGGCTTCCAAATCGGCGCATTTGCAATTCAAGGTTCATTTCTTGATCGCTTGCCAAGCGCATGCGGCATGTTGGATCGTCAAACTCCATCCAATCACCTATAGCTATTGACTGGCGAAGTGGCGGCCAAATTGACAAATCGTAATTGCCACCACCGTTATCGGTAACGCCGGTAATGCGGTAAAGTCGCTCATCGATTGAGAAGTGCTGCCCCGCTTGCACGTCGCCAATTGTTGCGGCAAGCATGCTTACGGTAACTGCGCCTGCCGATGCCGCGACCAATACCTCCGCGCTTATAACCGGCTGCGCAAAAGGCGTGTCATCATCAAAGTATGCGTCGTCATCAAATAGCGCGTCCCCGACAACATACCCGGCAGGCGTAGGCTGGTCGCCCATGCACATAGGCACGCGGATGACGTTCAATCGCCCCTGCAATATCGTGCCTAGCGCCTTGAACGCTAACCGCTGCGCCTTTGTCCGAATGTCAATATTAGCAAATGTTGCCGTCCATATAGGCGGCCCGCCGGCCACCACTTGCGCGTAGCCCGAGACGCTAGGCGCGGTGCCTAGCGTCCTTTCGTTTAGATTGAATGCCACGTCGCGGGCGCGCAAGACCGCACACGGCCAAGTATATTCCGCCATGTCTAGCCCTTTACATTTGCCGCGTTTGCGCGCCGTTGATTAGGTTTGGCATGTCCGCCTTGACCGCACGGCGCGATTGCTGCACGGCCACGTTAATAATCGTGCCAGCGCTTGTTCTGATTTGCTGGTTAGCAATATCGGCCATGCGCCCGCTGTCGTCTTGCAACGTAAGCGTTACAACGTCATGCGAGCCGCCCTGGCGCCCTGTAGGCCCCATAGGCTGGCTAAGCACAACCGGAATGCGCTTCCCGTCAGGCAGCGGCACAATCGCCTCCGGTCCAGCCTCGCCAGCTATTGCAATTGACTTGGTAATTCCGCCCTTCGCCATCATCGGCAGACGCTTGCCGTCTTGCACAATGCCACCCTTGGCATTAAACAGAAAGCTAAACAATGATCCCAAAGGACCGCCACCGCCACCACCTGCGCCGTCAAACAAACTGTTTAACGCCATATCAAGCAGTTTGTCGGCAACTTTGCCTAGCGCATTTGCAAGCGCCTCCGTGGCCGATTTGCCGTCGCGTAAATCACGAATGAACCCGCCAAGAACATCTTTGCCGAACGCGCTTGATTCACGCAATGCGTCCTGCAGTTTCTTTTGGGATTCCTCAAGCCTGTTGCCTTCAGCTACGGCGGTTCCCTGCGAAAGCGCCAACTCGCGCATTGCCAGGGCTTGCTCACGTGCAACCGGCGTAAGGCCGGAAAGATCACCGTAAAGCAACTGCTGCACGTCGGCCAATTCAAGACCGGCGGCAATGCCCTCCTTTTGCGCCTCGGTTAGAAGCTCTTGCGCAATTTGCACGGCGGTCATTGCCTGGCCGTAGTCATTAACTAGCGGATTGAGCGTTGCGCGAATTCCCGTTTCGGCTTGCAACGCCGCAATGTACTGGCGCTGCTCCTCTAGCTTTTTCGCAAAGTTGTCTTGGCTTTCGCCTGCGGCAACAGCGCTCGTAATTCCAGCCCCGCCGCCCTGTGCGAATAGTTCGGCCTCGCTATTGCGCCGGTCGCGGTTCACGCCACCATTGTCGCTGCCCAAGCCGCGTATTGCTGTATAAACAGCGCCCGTATCGCCGGTGGCAATTGCCTTGATAATGCGCTCCGGTAAGGAGCCATAATTGTAGGCAATAGACGTTAGAACCGCTTGCTGCTGTTCCGTCATGGCGTTGAATGCGTCAGCGCCGATGGCTTTCTTAATGCCATCCTGGAATTCGCCTATGCGCCGTTCAAGGTCGCGGTTTGCGTCCTCAAGCGTAACGGTCATGCCTTGCGTGACTCTTTGAATTGAGCCGTCGCTTAATGTAACCGTATCGGATCCATAGCCCGCGCGGTATGCGTTTACATCAAAATAAGGGGTAGACCGAAAGCCTTCCTTTTGCTTGATTAAATCCGCAGCGCCGCCAACCGACTTAGCCGTAGATGCCGCCAAGTCTTCTGCCGCAATTTCGCCAGCGGCTTGAATTTTAGCCGCCGCCTCCGTAAGCGCTACGCCAGCCTTTTCCGCAGCAGTAATAATCGCCTCGGTGCGAACGTCTATTTTCTTTTGCTGCTCCGTGCGTTTTGCTTCGGCGTCACGGTCGCTTAGGAACTTTGCCGTAGCGCGATCCGCGGCTAACGCTGCCGTTTCTTGGCCGCGGCCGTCCGGAATTACCGATGATCCGATGCTAGAAAGGCCGTCAGAAAGTTTCTCGCTGTTCTTTACCGCCTCGGCCAACGCGTCGATTAGTGGCTGCAGTTGATCGGCCAGACCCTGAAATTTCGGGTCTGAATTGGCAAGGTCAAAGAGCGCTTTTGTTGCATCGTCGGCACTTGCCGTATTTGACAAAAGCCCCGCGTCAATAAGCGCTAGCTTCTTTGCGATAGATGCTGAAACCGGCGCAGTGCGAAGAAGCTCGTCAATGTAATCGTGAATCGCCAGCGTTGCAGAAACTGTGTCAGCCTTAGCCGCGGCGATGCCCTTTTCCAGATCATTACGCGCTTGTGCTGCTTGCCCCGCGGACAAGTTATCGATTGCCATCGCTGCGCCTTCGGCCGCCTTTCGGATTTCGTCAAGCGAACGCGCATAGGCAATACCGTGGTCACTAGCCTCGCCGCTGCGTGTACCGAACGCAATTAGCGCGCCGGTCAATACCGTGCCGACAATAGCCCCTACAGGCCCAGCAGCGGCGCCAAGGCCGCCGATAGCAGTAGCCACCCCGGCAACACCACGCGCCGCGGACAAAGCAGCCACAAAGCGATATATGGCCGCAGTGCCGAGGCCCAACTTGACAATCATGCCTGCAATTGACCGGCCAACCAGCGCGCTTGCAATGAGTGCGGCAAGTTTAAGCGTGGTATCGGCTATCGTGTCGAAATTGTCAGCAAGTGCGGAAAGCCCCTGTGTTAGCCGGCCCGTTGCACCCAAACTCGCGTCTGACTGGCCGATGTATTGCGTAAAAGCATTGTTAATCTTTGTGACGCCGTCACCAATCGTCTGATTGGTCGAATTGAATGCCGCCTCAATTTGCGGCTGCGCGGCAAGAATGGCCTTGAATACGCGACCGCTAGTCAATTCCCCGTCTGCGCCCAGCTGCTTGAGTCCAGCAATTGAGGTTTTGAATTCATCGGCAATGGCCTGCGCAACAAGCGGTGCGTTTTCACGTAGTGACCGCAGTTCGTCGCCCTGCAAGATTCCTGAACCGAGCGCCTGCGAAAGCTGTAGAATACCCGCCGCCTGCTCTTTGGCTTCCGCTCCGCCCGCCTTGAACGCCTTGTTTACAATTGTGGTGGCGCGCGCAACCTCTTCCTCGGAACTTGCAACGTCTTTTGTTGATCGCAGCAACTTGGCGTATAGGTCGGTAGTCGCCGAAATTCCAGTGCGAGTATCGTTGGCAATTTGGTTTAGCGATTCAAGAGAACGCGCCTGCCGTCCAGCGATTTGTGATGCCGCATTTAGTTTATTGCCCGCCGATGTCCATGCATCCGCATAAGCCGCCACTTCCCTTACAGACGCCGCCGCAGCAATACCGGTAAGCGGGGCAATCAAGCCTTGCGCCATAGACCGACCATAGCCGTTTAGCTTGGCATTCGTGCGCGCCCATGTGTTTTCAACGTCACGCGCCGATTTGGCAGAAATCCCTTGTGCTTTTTGGAACTCACTGCGAAATTGGCGCATGTCCAAAGAAAGACGCGCTACAAGCTGTTCCACATCGGCCATACTTGCGCACCTTTAAAAAATGTAATATAATTACGTGATGAAAATTCTTGTTGGCGCGGCCTGCATTTGCATTATTGCCGCAACCGGATATTTTGGTTGGCGCGAATACCAGCGTGCACACGCGGCGGAATACGCCGCGCGGCATGCCTATAATGACGCACTAGAGTCGGTTAAGGCTAAACCATAGCCAGCCTTAAGCATTTGCCAGCCTTAACACACGCTCTTGATGCTCCGCCCACGTTGGTGCCGTGGCCTCTTCTTCGCCACCGTTGGCCTTGTTATAGCCGTCAATGCATTGCATTAGTTCCCAAATCGACATGTCGTCTATTTGCCGCGGGGTATAACCGAGAATGCCGCCCCACCGGTAATAGTCCGCGAAAACTAGGCGCTCGTTGCCTCGGTTGTCGTCGTCGCGGTCGTCGTTTTTCCCGCGTCCGGATCCTCCGGCGCGCCATTCAATGCGCTAGCCAAAACGGCATATGCGGCATGAAAGTTCTCAGCCAAGGGGCGCGCAGATACATACGCCTCGACTAGCCGGTAAGCGTCTGTAGGGATTTTCCCGCCACCTATCAGGCCAAGCCGCAGCGTCTCGTAAATGTCGTCAACGTACCATGTTTCGGATTCAAAGCGGCGCAATATCTCAATCGCACCGGCTTTTCGCTTGGCCTCCAAATCACGTAAACCGCCAATCCGGAGGGCGAACCGTGTAGGGCCTTCGCCCCACACGAATTCAATGCTAGCGTCGCGCGACATTAGGCGGCAGCGTCGGTCCAGGTAATTTCACCGTCAGACTGAAGCGTAATTGAGCAGGTAACGTAGCCCTTGCCCTCTTTCGCCGCGCTAAGTGCGGTAAGCACAAATGCGCCACTGAAATAGCCGCCGCCTGATGCGAGCGGGAGGTCCAGTTTGACGCGCATATTGAAAGCAGAACCCGTCAGCATTTTAGAGCGAAGTACGCCCCACGATACAGGATCCATTGTGCCAGCGCCTGAAATGCCGGCGGAAAGCGTGTCAATAGAGCGCAGAACCCATGCCGGCGCGTCCATGTTGTCGCAGTCAGGCGCTGTGCCGTCAACCGTTGATGCCTCCAGCGTAAATTCGCGTGTGGTATTGATTGAGCAGTTGTGCGAGAAAACTTCCGGCAAGGCGCCGTCGCCAAACTGAATAAGCAGGGACTTGGTAGTTGCCACTGTGTAGCCTTTCTAAAATGAAAAAGGCCGCACGTGGCGGCCGGTTATGGTCTGTTTCCGCAACTAAACCGGCTGCGTATCGGTCTGCAGAACCATTCGCGCCCGCGACGTAATGCCGTCCGGATCGCGCGAGTAGTTAATTGTATTGATTCGCATGCGGTCTAACGTTTGGCCGCTAACCGCTATGTTTTGCTCGTGCAGAGCCTCGCGGATTGCATAGGCAATCGCTTTACACTCTGGAAAGCCCACTGCACGCGACCAAACATTAATCTGATGCGTTGTTTCGGTCCTATCCCAATAATCCTCGTCCACTGGAATTTCGTCGGATTCGCCAAGTGAAACAAACGGCAAGGCCGCGGTAACGTCGCCGTTGGTATTGCGCGGAACCGTATCGTAAACCCGCGTTCCCGCTGCCGTCCCCAGCGCCTTGATTGTTGCGACTAAAGCGCCCTGAAGCGCCAAAGCATGATTAGCCACTTGCCGCCTCCTTTATGCCTTTTTTGATGCCCGCTCTAATGCGCCGTTTCGTCGCCGATTTCTTTGCCCTAACCGAAACGTAAAAGAATGGCGTCGGGTCAACGTCAATCGTTCCCAATTCCTGCGCGAGGGCGTAGTCGTAAGAACCTTGACCGGCACGCGCCGCCTTAGTCGTTAGCGGGCCGCCAGCGCGGACAAACGCACCAACATACGGCTCGTTATAGGCCTCGGTACGTATTGATTCGCGCAACGCGCCGCTATCAACGGGCACTAGCGTCCGCTGCAGCATATTAATCTCGCGCCCCGCAAGCATAATATCCGCTTGCGCGCGTTTTTTAACAGCAGGCGCCATGCGTTCAAACTTGCGGCGTAACGCCTCCATTTTCAGCATCTTGAGCGCCATTAACCGGCCACTCCGGCAATTGCCAAAAACTCGATATAACGGCGCTTCTCGTCCATATTCGCAGACGATTTGATCTGGTAAATCACGCCTGCCCGTAAATCGCGGATTTGCCAGTCAGTGCTAACCGTCATTGATTGCGGCTCGTACCGAACGCGAATGACAACCGGTTGCGTGCCCTGTAGCCTGTCGGCAATTACGCTTTCGCCGCCCTTGATTGGCTGTATCCGAGCGTTGGCCTTGAAGCGCTCGGTCCAATCGCCGGAAACCTCGTTTCCCAAGCCGTCATCAATAACCGCCCGCGATTCAAACGCGACGATTTCGCTTAACGCGCCCGCTCCGGATTGTCTCATTGATTCCCGCCTTGTGGTCGGTTGGCTTTTCGGCGTTAACGCACCTACCGCCCGCGGCTAATACGCAGGCGGTAGTAACTATGCCGGAATAGCCGGCGGGGTATGCGATTGTGACGCCAGGCTGCTGCTCGAAATCAAACCGCTCCGTAAACGTCACGAAGGGCATTAGAGCGCGACATTCGGGAACTGAATACCTACGCGGAGAACGCTTGCGGAAGTGGCGATGCCGACCAAGCATACATACTCCCCCGAACCAATATCAGCGACCGGGCAAATTCCGCCCGGCGTATCCGAAAGATAATAGGCAACGCCTGCGGTTACGGTCGCGCCGATGGTAATGTCACCGCTAGTCAAAACCTTGATCGGCTGATTGAGATCCGCGCCATTAAGCGCAATGCCACCCGCACGGCGCTGTGCAGCGGTTGCCGAATTTGAATCGGCCAAAGCCCACTTGCCGGTAGTTGTGTCCAGATAGACCGCTTGACCTGCGGTAATGGTAACGCCAGCGGTGCCGCTAGTCGTGGTAGAGTCGGCGCCTGCAACAACGGACGCTGCGGTTACGGTAATGTCTGCCATGTGATAATCCTTTGAAAGAGGTGCCGCATTCGCGCGGCTAAACTAGTTTGGCAGCTATTACTGCGGCGGGTTGGCTTGCGGGCCGGAAGCGGCATAACCCAAAACAGCAACACCAGAAATAAAGATGTTACCGGAGTCGTTACCGGTGGGTGTAACGGTCAAGCGCACATAGCGCTTGTTGCCCAAGTAACCGAGTTTACGGCACTCGCCGTCGTCGGAGAATGTAAAGCCGGCCAGTGCGAGCGTGCCCACAAGCTTGGTATCGGTTACAGCAACGGCGTCCGAAAGGTTGGATGCGTCGCCCTCGTCAACCGTAACGGCAAACGTGGCGTTAACGTCCGTATTACCGCCGGTAACAAGCACGAATTCGCAAGCGTTATAGTTTGCGGTGTCGATGATGGATGAAACAATAGCGGTATTGTCGGTGCGCGCGGCAACCGGCACGATCAGCGGGACAACATGAATGTCGTTATGAATTTCACGATTAGGCATTTGAATTTCCTTTTAGCGTTAGGCCACACGGCCCACTCGATAGCGTTCTAGTATGGCCGACACGCCTAAAGGCAGGTCGGTAAGTTTAATGTCGGTTGTCGCCTCACGATTTTCGTAAAGGTTGCCAACCAGCAATTTTATCGCGGCTTTTAGGTCTGCCGGCACGGCGGAATAACCGGCCGTAAACGTGACCTTAACCGCTCCGGGCTGCCGTGCTGGAACCGGCCAAGCGGTATCGCGTGTTGGCCATATGCGGCATGGGCTTGCGTCAAAATCCGCACGCCAAGTCAAAAGCGTAGCGGGATCGCCCGCCGAGTCCGTATATGCAATGCCAGTGATTGCCGTAACCGGTCCTAGCGGAATAACGATTTCGCATGGGAAATAATCCAGCGATAAACGCCACGTCTGCGTATTCAAGCAAACGCCAATGCCGTTCGGCCCCTCGATGAAAGCCGTCGCAACCTCAACCAATTCCGTTAGGTATGCATCGTCATCCGTGAAATATTCCGCATGGCAATGCTTCTTGATTTCCGCTAATGTAACAACCGGCGCGGCCGGCGCTGTAACGCGAACTAACCGCTGCCAGTAATTCATCTATTTCGGCCCCGATGTTTTGGTGCAAACTTGTCAGCGATTTCAACAACCGGCTCGACTACGGCGCGTTCGATTTCAACGGGCTCAATTGCCGTCTCAAGCGCGGGTGCCTCTAGCGGCAAGTTAACCGGCGGCCATGCAACCGCCTCGTTGACCGGCACGCAGAAATTCTCTGCGCCATTGCCAATTAGCTTTTTCAAATCAGCCCATTCAATTTCTTGGCCGTAGTTTAGGGCAAATCTATCACCCGCCGCGCTTACGGTAATTTTTACGAGCATCTTGCCCTCCAAAGAAAAGGCGGCATTCGCGCCGCCTATTTATTTTACGGGTGAAGCAGCGTCTTGACCGCGGCAGTATCCATCAGATCACCGTCAAAGCGGGTAAAGCCGATAAAGCCGACCTGGCCGTAATCGGCGTAACGCTCAACAAGACGCTTGATCGCGAAATCCTTGACCATGCGGACGATGTAACGGTTAAACGCACCAAACACGACCGACTTGTTACCGGTGCCAATGTCAGCTACGGCCTGGTTAACAATGTAGCGATAACCGCTAATCGTTGCAGGGGCGCCGGACATTACGTCAGCCGGATTCCAGATGTAAGCGCCGTTCAAGTCCTTCAACTTGCGCAGTGCCTTCAGCGTTGCGTCGTTAAGCATCCATCCAACGGACGGGTCCGAACGGTAAGCGGGGTCAACGGCATGCTCAAGGTTAATCATGTCGTCAAACGTGATTGCGGCAGCGCCAGCGGCAGCGGTCGTGCCGGCAGCGGTAACAATGCCGCGCGGCTTGCTTGCACCATCGCCCGTGGTAAGGTGAGTGTTGCCAATGCGGCCAATGCGTTCCGCCATTGCGTCGTTGATAATTCCGTCAACCGACATAACCGCGTCCTGCAGCAATTCGTCAGAAATAAGCACCACGCCGGAGGTGTATTTGTAAGCGTCAAGCGAACGTGTGCCAAACGAGGCTTCAGAAAGAGAAACCTGCGTGTTTTCCGAAATCAGCGCGCCAACGTTAGCGGTGTCGTCCATCGTCGGCCAAGAAAGCGCAGCGCCCGTTGCCGTGGTGAGCATGCGGGTAACGCCCGGATCAAGCATTGGACCCCAAGCCTTAAGCGACTTGACCAACTCTGCCTGGAACTGGTCCGGCACAAAATATCCGCCCTTGGTATTATCGCCAACGGACTGCGCACGGTCTTCAAGGCCCTTGAGGAATGCGCGGTCTTCCTTGTCAAGCTCGGAAACGCCATTGCGTAGGAACTTGTCAAAGATTGCCTTGTGGCGCTCTTCCGGCGTGCGTGCATCCGGCTTGGCGCCAGGCTTTACAGAACGGTCCTCGCCAATCGGGCGGCGTTCGTCGGCGGCGTTAAGTTCGGCCTCGCGCTTTTCAACGGCCTCGTCGCGCGCAATGCGGGCTTCGAGTTTGTCGTATTCGACCATAGCCGCGTCATGCGATGCGTCAATTTCGGCAACGCGGGATTCAACGGTTTCGTCGGTGATTTCATCACGCAGGGCGCGCGCATCAGCAAGAATTTTAGCCTGCTTTTCGCGCATTTCTGAAATTTTCATATTGTAGCCTCATAAAAAAAGCCCCGCGAAGCGAGGCTG